CACAGCGGGAAGCAGTTGTCTACAGTACCCGCTAGTTACTTAGACAACTGCTTCCTCGGTACTCGCTCTCAGCAGCCGTTCCGACCACGCCAACCACGCCAATCTGATTAGCTTTTAACTCGCAGCCCTTAGTCTGTTCCGTCGAAGGACTGTAGTGAGGCCAGCAAAGTGCTGGACATGGTAGGGTGGAAGTATGGCAAGGCCACGAAAGTTTACACCAGAAATTGCTGAGGAAATATGTAAGGCGGTTGCTGCTGGCGTTCCTGAAAACTACGCGGCAACGGCTGCGGGCATCCATCGTGACACGATGCACCACTGGAAGAAACGGAACGCTGCATTTGCCGACGCAGTGAAAAAAGCCAGGGCACAAGCAATTCAGGTTCGCATTGAACGAATTGAGAAAGCAGCGCGCGGCGGTGAAGAAGTAGAAGTAAGCGAAAAAACCATCAAGCATAAAGACGGCAAACTGGAGCGTATTGTTATTCGCAGGAAAACAGCACCGTCATGGACTGCCGATGCGTGGTACTTGGAGCGGCAATTCTGTGAAGAGTTTGGTTTGAACCGGCTGGACCTCAAAGAACTACTGAAGATTCTTCGTGCCAGCCGTGCTGGGAAACAAGTCGAGGAACGTCATGGCTCCGAAGCAGACCAGGGTAATGCGAAAAAGGACGACGAAAGAGGAGCAGGCAGCGTTACCTGAGCCTGTTCACCTCGATTACATTGCCGAACAGTTTGTGGATATTGCTACGTTGGTTCCCGATCCAGCTAATGCACGCACGCATCCTGAATCTAAAGCGAGTGTAGAGTACAAGCGTGTCAAGATCGACGAACTACACGAAGACCCGGCAAACGCCAGGATTCACCCAGAAAACAATTTGGCTGACATTCGGGCCAGCCTGAAAGAGTTTGGCCAGGTCGAACCGCTGGTAGTACAGAAGTCATCAGGTAAGGTGATCGGTGGCAATGGTCGCTTGAAAGTCATGCGTGATCTGGGCTGGACAGAATGTGACGTTGCCTATGTTGATATGGATAACATGAAGGCAACAGCGTTAGGTATAGCCTTGAATCGTGCAGGCGAGAGGGCTGAATGGGATAAGGAAACGCTGGATAAATTGCTTGGTGAAATAGGTGATGTCAATGAGGAGTTGGAGCAGTCGTTTAAGGAATTGGAAGAGGCGGTAGGGATAACCCCGCCAGATTTCCAACCAGCGACGCTGGACGAACAAGGTCAATTAGATCAGAAGGCAAAGGTAACTTGTCCTAATTGTGGTCATGAGTTCTAAACCAAAATTAAAACTAGACTGGTGCAGCCATGAAGCAGCTAAGTATGCCGTGGAGAAGTGGCATTATTCTAAGAGGATGCCGACCCCGCCCATTGTCAAGTTAGGCGTTTGGGAGGATAACTGTTTTATAGGTGTTGTTTTATTTAGTCGTGGTGCAAATAACAATCTAAGCAAGCCGTATGGTTTATCTGCAACAGAGTGCGCAGAACTGACTAGAGTAGCGTTAAATACACACAAAACGCCAGTATCTAAAATATTGGCGATTGCTATAAAGATGCTTCAGAAACAATCAAAAGGTCTACGTTTATTAGTGTCATTTGCAGACACTAATGAGGGGCATCATGGTGGGATATATCAAGCTGGTGGCTGGGTCTATTCGGGGCAAAGCAAATCAACTCCTAAATACATAACAAAAGAAGGTAAAGTTCTCCATCAACGGCAGGTAAGTAAAAATGGAATAAAACCTCAATACGGTCAAATGAGAATTGTTCCTAAGCAATCAGATTGCAAGATTATTCCTCAACTTAATAAACACCGTTACCTTATGCCTCTTGATGATGAAATCAGAAAACGAATTGAACCATTACGCAAACCATACCCAAAAAAATGCGTCACAAGCATAGAGAACGATGCACCAGCTAACCATGCTGGCGAGGGCGGTGTAATTCCGACCGTGACGCTCCAGAACACACTATGACCACTGCCCTAGCCTTAAAACGCATGGTAGAACGTGCTATAGAACGCACAAGGCGAACCAGCAGGCGCGTTGCCAATATCCCCACGCAACTCCTCCCCTGGGGCCAACGCTACCTCCCCCACCGTTTCACCGTTGCCCCGTCTCTGTTCCATCGTGAACTGTCCACCGATCTCGACGAACTGTCCAGCACGCGCGGGGTCAAAATGGCCCGCATCGCCCCGCGTGGTTCTGCCAAGTCTACTATCAGCACTCTAGAATATGTGCTCAAATGTGCGTTAGAACGCAGTGAACAGTACATCGTCATCATTTCGGACATCCAGCCGAACGCCAATAAGTTCCTTGCTGACATCAAAAGCGAAATCGAGACAAACGAGCTGCTGCAGGAGGATTACCCAGAATCCTGCACCATCGGCCCGGTGTGGCGTGAGGAAGCCATAGAACTGATCAACGGGGTGCGGATCGAGGCGCTAGGCAAGGGTGGCAAGATTCGAGGGCGCCGCCATCGCCAACATCGCCCGACGCTGATCATCCTTGACGACCCGCAGTCTTTTGACGACGCGTATAGCCCCACGCAGATGGAAAAGGATTTCGCCTGGCTGATGTCGGATGTGATGAAGGCTGGCGAGCCGACCACCAATTTTGTCGTGTTGGGCACCGCGCTGGCAGACGAGTGTATTGTCTGCAAACTGGCCAAGACACCCGGGTGGAAGTTCAAGCGGTACAAGTCGCTCATTGCCGAGCCGGTCAACCTGCACCTGTGGCTGCAATGGCGGGAAATGCTGTGGCAGCATGACGACCCGCAGCGAGACGAGAAGGCCCAGGCTTGGTATCTGCAGAATCAGCCAGGCATGGATGAAGGCGCGGCTGTGCTCTGGCCAGAGCGGTTCCCGCTGGTGGATATCATGCGGCGGCGGTATTCGGAAGGCGAACGCGCGTTCATGTCGGAGGAGCAGGGCGAGCCGATGCCGGTTGGGGATGCCGAGTGGCCCATGGACTACTTCGACTGGCCCGGGTTTTGGGTCAAAGAATGGCCTCCTGACACTACCCTTTCCGCTCATGCCCTGGACCCGTCGAAGGGCAAGGAAAGCAAGCAGGGGGATTACCAGGCGTTTGGCCGCGCGGCCCGTGCCCGGTCTGGCACGATCTACGTGCAGGCATGGCTGGAGAAGATGGATAGCCAGTCGTTGTCTGCTTTCCTCGTTGACCGGTTTATTGAGATGCCCAGTGAGGCCATCGCTATCGAGGAAAACGGCTTCCAGGAATTGCTGCGGATTCCGATAGAGCAGGCCGTCAAGGCACGCAACGCATCGATGCAACTGCCCATGGTGCCGCTGATCAACACGGTGAAAAAAGAGGTGAGAATCAGGAGACTGACGCAGTATTTGGCGAAGCGGCAGTTCCGTTTTTTGGACACGCCCGGCACTCGTTTACTAGTGGATCAGTTGCGAAAGTTCCCGTTTGCAGATCACGATGACGGGCCAGATATGCTTGAAATGCTAATCCGGGTCATGATAGAATTAAGTCATGTCAAAAACAAATGATGCCCGATGTCCACGATGCAAGAGCACGAATGTGTCTCAGAACATCCGTGTGAGCAGTTGCGGCGATTGCCTGTGGCACAATGCCAACGAATTGCCGTGTGTAATTTGTGCAGCCCCAAGCGTTCTGGTGATTGGCAAAATCAACACAATGGTAAGCTATTGCGAAACCCATTTACCAGATACGTATATAAGAGCTGGTTGGGATTTTCGCAGCCTGTATTCATCTTGCTAAACTGTTGCCCATGCTACGCTATCAGGCATGGGCACGATCTCTACCGCCGACCTTCCCGGCCTGTCGCTACCTTCGCCGCCGATCAACGAGAGTTTGTCTGGTGTGCTCCAGACTCGCCTGCGCGAACAGCGAGCATCTATCACCGAATCGGTGGACTACCAGTACGCTTACAATGTCCTGCGAAACCAGTTCCGCGACTCCATGGGCGTGTGGCGGCCTACTGGCCTGTACGGCACTCGCCAGTCGCGTGTGCAGGGCAAGAACCTCTATACCAACTGGAATGAGTTCGACCTGCTGAGACAGGTGGATATTGCCCGCACGCTGGATGCTACCAACCCGATCGCGCAGAGCATCGTCAACAAGCTGGTTTCGTTCGTGCTCCAGTCCGGGGCCAGTTACAACGTCGTTTCACGGTCGAAACTCGCCAAGCCGCCTGCGGAATACCTGGTGCGTGGCCAGGACGAACTCGATACCTGGCAGGATAAAAACAAGTGGAAGAAAAAGGAAAAAGAGCATGTCCGGCAGGCCATCGTGGACGGCGAGCTGCTGATCCACAAGGGGCGTGATTCGCAGGGTGAACCAACGTGCAGACGATTCGAGCCAGAGCAGTTATTCACCCCACCTGGTGCACAGATTCAACACGGGTGGCGGCTGGGCGTACAGCATGAGCCGGGCGATGTCTGCCGGGTGTTGGGGTACAACATCAACTGGCTGATTGGATTGCCGAACAATCCCAAGCCAGGGGGCGTGTTTGTCCCTGCTGATTTCGTGGTGCACTACAAGCGGAACGTGGTGGAGTCGGTGGCGCGCGGTGTCAGTGATTTTTTCAGCAACGCCGATGATCTCGAAAAAGTAGACCGCGCCCTGGATGCCCTTGGCGCTGGCACGATTGCCCGCTCGAAAATAGCCTATTTCCGCAAGCACAAGGACGCATTGCCCGGTGCAGTGAGGCAGTTTCGTGATGCGGCGGCTACGGAAACCTTCGTCAACCCACTCACGCAACAGCAGGAAAAGCGATTCAATCCCAGTGATGGCACCGT